CATTGTATGTTGCAGATTCATTAGAATCAGGTATTGCAATTTCGGGTTATTCTAACTCTGGATTTGTTAGATCATTAGGATATGAAGGATTTGATTCTGGGTTTCCTGGTTTTTTGTTATGGAGTGGATCTGCATTAAACGGACAATTAACTAAATACAATCAACCATATTCTGGAGTTGGATTAGAACTTTATCTTAATACAGCTAGCTATTTTAGATATTCAACAGCTGATGATGAGATTGATATACGCACCAAAACGTTTTTCTTTGGAGATCCTGGTTCTACATTCATAAGTGGTGCTAACGGTAATATTGAAATTTCTTCTAGTGGATTTATTTTAAATGCTAACGGCGATGTTACAGCATCTTCATTTGTAGCTGTAGGAGAAAATGGCGATATATTATTTGATTCAAATTCAGAATTTGTTGATGGAATAAACGTTGGTAGAGTTGTATTTTTCAATCGTACAGAATTTTTATATACAGGAGATTTAACTACATCGCCGCAAACTGCTTCAATATTCGAAACATTTATATTACCTGGGGAAACGAGATTACAAACATCATTTATGTATCAATTCACCCCATTTGTATCAGCATTAGGCTCAATACATGCTAACTGGTACATACAATCAGCTAGTATTACAGGTAGTATAGGTACTACAACTGGATATAATCAATGGAGTACACCTCAATTGATAAGTAGTAATGTTCAAATAACGCCGATCAATTCTGTTGCAATAGAAGGCGGTAGTAGAACAGTTACGATTACAGTAGGAGCAGGCGCTAATACGTTTGAAGATTACCAAGGATATTATGTTAGAATATATATGATTGTAGAACGTACGTCAAATGGCAATGCATCAGATGAACTACGATTAAGAAATTTTGTATATCGTACTAGTAGATTAGTAGGTAGTTCTACAGGTCCACCGATTAATCCAATACGAAGTTAATATTTATATAAATAAAAAGAAAACAAAATGGATAAAATAACAGTACTTTTTCCTGGAGGATTCAAACCATTAACAGGAGCTCATTTAGCATTAGCTCAACGGTATGCAGAATCTCCAAATGTAGAACGCGTAATTATGCTGATTAGCCCTAAAGAACGAGATGGTATAACACGCGAAAAAACCATGGGAATGTTTGAATTACTAAATACTTCTCCTAAAATTGAAATGCAACCAACTGAACATAATTCTCCTATTACAGCAGCATATGAATACTTATTTTCATTACCGCAAGATGCTACGGGTAATTATGCCATGGCAGCATCAACAAAAGGAGATGATTATGTTCGTGCTAAAGAATTTGTTCCAAATGTAGACAAATATATTACAATTGGAGATAAAAAAGATCGTACGATGCCTAGTGGTATCAATGCAACGGAAATAAATGTTGATGTTGATCCATTAACATATAAAAATAGCACAACGCCTATTTCTGCAACTGCAGTACGAAAATCACTACAAAACAATGATTATGCAACATTTGCAGCATCATATCCGCAATATAAAGAAGCATTAGTTAAAAATGCATGGCAAATATTAACGGGTCTACAAGAAGCATTATTTTCAAAAGCATGGTGGATTTCACAACTGCAAGAAGACGTAAATGCAGTAATTGAAGGATACCCGACCGTAGCTTTACAAAAACGCCATGATGCAAAAATATCAAAACTTAAAAAATTCTTACATAAAAATCCTGGAAAAGAATTTGTATATGATTTCGATCGATTCGAAAAAACAACATTTGGCGTTCCATTACATGAACGAATATTAACAGAAGGCGGTGCAGCAGGGCATATGGCACACCCGTATGATGATCATGGATTAACATTCGGCGATATGAAAGAAATTGTTGCTCGAGCATTAGAAGGCCGTTTAGATATCGAAGAAGCTGTTACTGAAAAAACTGATGGTCAAAACATTCAAGTTACATGGAAAAATGGACAACCTGGATTTGCTCGTAATAAAGGTACAGTTATTAATCCAATGACGCCACAACAAATTGTTGCAGACTTTGAAAGAAAATATCAAGAAAGCATACAAAAAAATGGAGCTGAAGCGGCAGCAGGTTATAAAAGGGTAGTAGAAGCATATAGAGCATGTGCAGAAGATTTAACTAGTGCACTTAATAAATTAAACCCACAACAACTTCAACAAATATTTAAAGATGGTCGAGTATTTGCAAACATGGAAATAATATTTCCTGCAACTAAAAATGTAATATCATATGATAAAGCACATCTTCAATTTCATAATCTTGTTGAATATGATGAAGCTGGCAATGTGATTCAAACAGATTTTACCGGAGGTAAACTGTTACAAGGAGTAATTCGAGATGCTAATGCAGATATGCAAAAAACATTCTCATTTATTCCTCCGCAACAAGTACGCATTGGTAGAGTAGCCGATTTTGAAGATCAACAAGCTGCATTCTTTAATGAAATAGATCAATTACGAACACGTTACAACTTAAAAGATACGGATCAAGTAACTGAATATCATAGAGCATGGTGGGCAGATGTAATTAGAAGTAAAGCTCAACAGTTAAGATATGATATTCCAGATGATATTTTATCTGCACTTATTTATCGTTGGGGCTTTTTTGATAAATCCGCAAATATTGCCAATCTTAAAAAACAAATTACAAACCCAGAATTCGTAGCATGGATGACTGAATTTGATAAAAAAGAATTCAAACAATACTACAAACAAAACATGGAACCGTTCGAAAGTATATTTCTACGGTTAGGTGCAGTAGTATTACGTAATGCAGAAAATTTTCTAGCAGCAAATCCTAGCAAAGCAGTTCAAGAAATAAAACAAGAAATTGCTCAATTAATCAAAGAATTACAAACATCAAATAATATAGACTCTATTAAAAAATTAGAACACGAATTACGACGCATAGAACGTTTAGGAGGCTTTGATGCTATAGTTCCATCCGAAGGCGTAGTATTTGTTTATAAAGGTAATACATATAAATTAACTGGAGCCTTTGCACCAGTTAATCAGATACTAGGAGTATTGAAATACGCTCGATGATATATTTATATTAAAATTGGAATAAAGTAATGGCTGAAAAACACAAAAGCAAGTACAAAGCACCAAAAGATTTTGAAAAATCTCAAAAACCTAAAACACGTAAAGATCTTAAAGATTATACTCATGATGACCACAACGGAGCAATGAATCCATATTCTACAAAAGAAACTCAGGATCTAGTTCCTAGAAAAACAGACAAGCTTGTAATTGATGATGTAAAAAACATGGTACCGGAAATCAAACATCGAGTTTATCAAGATGTTAAAACTGGTAAATATTCTCCTAAAGAAGCCAAGAAAATTTTCAAAAAACTTCAAATTGAGGATACTGAAGGTTATCTAGATAAATTAGAAAATATAGATCATGGTGTTACTACTTCTCCGATAAAAGAACATTTAAGTAGATTAACAACAGAACAAAAAGAATTAGCTTTAAGAAAATATTTAAGAGCAAAAATTGCTGAATCGATTAAAGCATCATATCTAAACGAACAGCCGACTGCTGCAGCACCTGCAGAAGATACGCCAGAAAGTGAAGCACAACCTACACCTGAAACACCGACTGATGTACCAACAGCACCAGGAGCTGATACAACACAAACTGATTCAGCTGACCCGAATGCTATGCCAGGAGCAACACCACCAACTGCAGACACTACAAATACATCTACCCCAACATCTACACCTTCTCAATCCGGAGCAGATTCAGCTACGGCAACTGATACAGAACCAGAACAACCTGCGGAAATGTCAGCTGAAGAAAAAGCAAAAATGGAAATTGAAAAACAAAAACAGGCTAAAAAATCATTTTATGCTTCATTAGAAGGAATGAAATCTGCAGATACTGTAATTCAATATGTAGAATTTGGATTAGAACCGCTATTACAATCAATGAGAAGTTTAAGTCCCGCAAAATTTAAAATGGCTAAATCAGCTGCCGATCAATTATTAAAACGTGTAGCTCCTAGTACAATTAAAAAATAAAATATATTATTTAACATAAGTTATATGAGTAAAAAGTTACAAAACATTAAAGCTATCCAACAAATGTTGGAAGGCGAACACAAATTTCAAACCAAAAAAACTGTAGGTTTCTCTGATGCTAAACAGAAAGGCAAATTAGCTGAACGACATGAAGTTGGCGATACATGGGAAGAAACGGATGCTGTAGGTAATACTTGGGTTATTGAACAACGAGACGGCTTCCGTATACGTAAAACAAAAAATGCAGAAACATTTCAAGAAATACGAGATGCATTACAATCTTTTCCGCAATGTAGAAAAGATGTATGTACATGTTTAACGCCAAATCATCTAGATGAAAAAATGCGTAAATATAATGGTATGTGTTATGAATGTACAATTGATATGGAACATGATTTAAGAAAACAAGGCAAATACGATGAATATGCAAAAAACCGCATACGTCAGAATGCCGAAGCATGGTTACGTAGTGCAGAACAAGACATTAAACTTTTAAAAGATGCCTATACAAATGCATCAAAGTTTGTTACGAATTCCGAAGGAGAAATAGAAACATGGTCAGCTAAAATGACTACGGAAGAATTTGAAGAAAAAGTAGAAAAAGAATTTGAAAAATTTAAAGAGCAATTATTAAATAAACTTAATGGAGAAACAAATGAAAACAATTAAAAAATATTGGGCATTAATAGTTGGTGGACTATTAACACTCTTTGCAATATTCGTTGCATTTTTTAAAAAACATGAAAAGAAGCAAGTATCTAAAATTGATCAAAAGATTGACACGAACAATTCAAAGATTGATCAATTACAAGGTAAAACGGATGTTATTGAAGATCAACGTTCTCAAGTAAAACAAGAGCTTGACGATTTAGTTGATCAAATAGAACAAACAAAAGAAGCAAAAGAAACAATTCAACCCGAAACACCTAAAACTGTAGCAGATGCTAAAGAAAATATTTTAAATAAAACTAAAAAGCGCGGAAGAAAAAAGAAAGCATGAAAAAGTTATTAATCATATTATCATTTCCAGTATTTAGTTTTGCACAAAATATTCCCGATACGTGTTTTACAGAACAAGAAATTATACAAATATCTAAAACCTTAGATTCACTTTGGGAAGCAGATAGTATAAATAATGTAATCATAACACAACAAGAAGATGCAATTAAAACATGTAGAAAATTATTAGCATTAGATTCAATGCAAATTGATTATCAAAAACAGCAAATAGAATTGTTAAATGATAACATAGATCTATATATTAAACGTCAGCGTCAACTTCAACCTAAATGGTGGGATGCAAAAGGAATTTGGTTCGGAAGCGGTCTTGTTACGGCAATATTAACAGCATTTTCTATATCACAACTAGTAAATTGATATGAGTCAACCTAATATAAAACAGATCATTCAACAGCAGTACGCAATGTGTGCTAAAGATCCTGTTTTTTTCATGAAGCAATATTGTTACATTCAACATCCTAAGCGCGGAAAGATCAAGTTTAATTTATTTCCGTTTCAGGAATCATCACTAACTGAATTGCGTGATAATCGTTACAGTGTAATATTGAAATCACGACAGTTAGGAATATCAACTCTTTCTGCAGGATTTGCTTTATGGAACATGTTGTTCAAAGAAGATTTTAACGTACTTGTTATTGCAACAACACAAGAAGTTGCAAAAAATCTAGTAACAAAAGTACGGGTGATGCACGAAAATTTACCAAGTTGGTTGAAAGGAAGTGTTGAAGCAGACAATAAACTTTCTTTAAAATTTAAAAATGGTTCGCAAATCAAAGCAGTATCATCAGCAACTACCGGTGCACGTTCAGAGGCATTATCATTGCTTATTATAGATGAGGCAGCATTTATTCGTAATATTGAAGAAATTTGGATAGCATCTCAAGCAACATTATCAACGGGTGGTGGTGCTATTGTATTATCAACACCCAATGGCGTAGGAAATTGGTTTCATTCAGTATGGTCAGAAGCTGAACAAGAAATCAACGGATTTCACACAATTAAACTGCATTGGACAGTACATCCAGAACGTGATCAACCATGGCGCGATGAACAAACTCAACTTCTAGGAGAACGTGGTGCAGCACAAGAATGTGATTGTGACTTTATTTCATCCGGACATACTGTAGTAGATGGTGCTATATTAATGGAATATGAAAATAAATGCATAGAGCCTATCGAACGCCGTGGATATGATAATGCATATTGGATTTGGGAATATCCGGACTATGCAAAAGATTATGTAGTAGTAGCAGACGTTGCTCGAGGCGATGG